ACTAATGACGGCATGATCACTTTGAGAGAAGCCGCGATCAATGCAGGTTACCCCGCGGGGTCTGCACATACCCGAGCATATGAGTTAACTAACCCTCATATCAGCCCTCACGTTGTTTCCGCCATTAAAGGTTTTAGGCAGGAACTAGATGCTAAGTACGGGGTCACCTTTGAGCGTCACCTTAGAGACTTGAAAGATATTCGGGATGCCGCTTTACAGAACGGGGCATACTCTGCCGCTGTACAGGCTGAGTTTCGCAGGGGTCAGGCGCATGGTGATATCTATGTCAGCAAATCTGAGATCAGAACGGGATCAATAGATAGTATGAGTAAGGATGAGGTTGTGAAGGCACTTAACGATCTCAAAGAAACATACGCCCCCGTTACGATTAACATTACTCCAGAGGAAAACGACAATGCCGATAACAGGGACAAAGCGCGAGAGCGCATTCTATCAGCAGATGAAGACGGCTCTGAAGACTTCGACGAGGAAACTTCTATTCACTAGAATCGAGTCCACCGCGGTAGCGGGAGTACCCGATATCCTGATCGCTGATGAGCGCGGCAGGTTTTGCATGGTGGAACTTAAATTTGTTAATGCCAATGCGGTCAGTCTCAGGCCGCATCAAGTCTCTTGGTTAACGCGGCACCAGCACACGCCCAGTTACATTCTGGTTAAAAAACAAAAGGACAGCTTATCGAGGTCAGAGTTGTATCTGTACTCTGGCGATCAGGCTATCGACGTTAAGACTGATGGGCTCAAGACCAAGCCCTTACTTCACCAGCACCAGCCTTTTAATTGGTCAGTGGTGTTTCAGATAATCTGCCCTAACAGTTGACATACTCCTATACATTCTTATACACTGGCGGCGCAACTAACTGAAAGTGGAGAATAATTATGAAACTAGCCGTTATCGAAGAATGCCCGCATTGCTCAAAACGATTAGCTGGAGCCCTTGACCATTGGTCAAAAATGTTTATGGACGGGACAGTTGAAGATGATTTTGCAGATGAAATATCTGAAATACTCTCGAACAGATCCGAAAGCTTGAAATCGTACATTAACCAACTAGCAAAGGAGAATAATATTGTTTCTAATTAAGTGGATAGCTGAGTTAATTTATGGCAAGGATGCAGTGGATGAGATGGATCGCCCGCTCAAAAGTAAACCCAAGCGAAAGCGAGCCCCTCAAAGGAGGCGAAAATAAACATTAACTTTTTTAAAAATTAAGTTGACAAGTCCGAAGCCGGTATGAGATTATTCCCATACCGGCTTTTTAATGCCGGAAACAAACCAACTACTAGATAGGAAAATATTATGACTACTTATCAAACAAGCGCAGCAAAGCATGGTATTTCAAGTGAAGGTAACAAAGTTGCCAGCAATGCATACAGCCGCCCAGCGGATGAGACGTTCGACACAATCGATGATCTGATCAATTTCAAAAAAGCGGACGCATCCCTGATGACTAGCAGGGTTATAGATACCCATAAGATCGACATTGTCGGCACAATTGATGAGGACAACCCCAGCATGGGCGATGTATTCGTTCAATATGACTGCCCCAAAACAGGCGATGTTATTGAAGCCGCTCCAACTAACTGGTCTTTTGGTCAGTTGTCCCAGTTGGCCGGTGCCCCTGCCGGATACCTTAAAGACTTGCCCGCCCCGTTAGCCGCGGATAATCTTATGTGGGGGCTAAAACATAACCGAGGCCGCGAGACTATTAAGACCTATGGCAACTCTCAAAGCTATGGCGGTGAGTTGCGCGCCGCTACTGGTGCAGACTATGGCCGCATTTATGATCACGAGATTCTGGCACCCGTTAAGATTCTCTGCGATGAATACGGCTATAAAACTCCCGGGTCAATTACCGGATTCGGCGGCGGTATGTCTACCTATGATCCCGAGGCAATCACCAGTAGCACTATCTGGGGTTCTGATCGCGATATATTTGTTTTCCAAGTGGATGACCGCAACCCAATAAGTATTGGCAAACTACCTGATGGCTCGGATGATCTGATGTTCCGCGGGTTCTATGTCTGGAACTCTGAAGTCGGAAGCAAAACCGCCGGACTTGCGGCGTTCTATCTGCGCGGGGTTTGTATGAACCGCAACCTTTGGGGTGTTGAGAACTTCCAAGAAATTAAGGTTCGGCATTCAAAGTATGCCCCTGATCGTTTTGCTAATGAGATACGTCCAGCATTGCGCTCATTCGCCACCGGTGGCACCGGTAATTTGTTGGCAGGAGTCCAAGCCGCGCAGTCTGCAAAAATTGCTCGGGATGATGATGACCGTTTGGATTTTCTTACAAAGCGCGCCGGACTATCGGGCAGGATGGCGAAAGCCGCCATGGCGCGCCATATTGTTGAAGAGGGCAAGCCGGTCGCCAGTGTCTGGGATGCCGCGCAAGCTATAACCGCAATCGCTAGGGATATTCCGCACCAAGATCAGAGAGTGATGATCGAACGCAAAGCCGGTGCGTTATTAGATAAGGTTGCCGCGTAACCTCTCAAAAAACCGCAATCCATTAGCCCGCTATTATTTAGCGGGTTTTTTTTTGCTTTACTTTTATAAATATTATCTTATATACTCGCATACCAACTAACAGGTAGGACTAAAAAAAAATGGAAAACACAACTAAAGAACGCTTTACCAATAACACTATCCCGACAACCGTTGTTGAAGTAAGACGGCGCGATGCCGGTAACTGGGACGCGCATTTCAAGGGAATGGATAATGACGGCGGTGATATTCACGTTGTAATGAATAGCACGTCATTTGCCGATCTATGCGATAACCACTTATACACTGTTAAGGTAATGGGGGGTTTCAAATGAAACTACTCAATACCACCAACAGCAACACCAAAATTGCTAAGACCCAGAAAATGGCGAAAGCGATTAGGGTTGCCAGTATGTCTCTGATGCCGCACCCATTAATTTGCGCGGGTAGTAAGGCCGCCGGATGTTTTGAGGATTGTTTGAAATCTAGCGGGCGTGGTGTTTTCGAGAGTGTCGCAAAGTCCCGCCAGAATAAAACGTGGTTCTGGTTAAATGATCAAGCCGGATTTTTAACGCAACTTGCCGCGGAATTGCACAACTTTGAAAAGCTATGCGCCCGCCAGAATGTTGCGGGCTGGGTAAGGTTAAACACTATTTCGGACATTGACTGGGAAAATTACGGAATCCCGCAAGCATTCCCTAACTTGAATTTTTACGATTACACCAAGCGCGTCAAACGCTTTGCTAACTTGCCAGATAACTACCGACTTATATTGTCTTATTCTGGCCGTCGCCAGTATGCTAAAACAGTTTCGGCCAGACCGGCGGGCGCACCCATGGCGGTAGTATTTGGCGGCGATGGGTTGCCGGACTACTGGAACGGGGAGCGGGTAATTGATGGCGATGTTTCCGATCTCATCAATCTCGAGTCCGGTTGTATTGTCGGGCTTCGCGCAAAGGGTAAGGCCAAAACGAATGACAATGATTTCGTAGTGTATCCGGATTTGATCCCGGCTATGGCGGTCGCTTAAATAACTGTTTACTTTTCCAAATGTTATCGCATATACTCGTATACGTCGGCATAAGACCGGCCAGCAATTAACTTAATAGGACTAAAAAAATGACTAACTTAGACAACCTTGCTACATCAATAACCGCCATGCTACGTGAAGCCATCCAGCAGGAAGCCGCCATTGCGTTAAAGGCCGCCGCCGCTGACTTTGACTTTGACGAGATCGTCGAGAATTCAGGATATGACGCGCACCAAGTTTTGCAGGATGCCGCCGATGATTTCGATTTTGACGCGGCGATTCAAGATAGCGTAGAAGATTTTGACTATGATTACGCCATTGGCGAATCTGTAGGGCGCTTTGATTTCGATCAATCGATTAGCGAACATATAGCCAAGATGGATCTAGCGGAAAAATTTGTGCTAGATATTCGCCGTCGATAACCGTACCAGCACCAGCCCAGCCCGCCCGTCAAACGGCGGGCTTTTTATTGCATTTAATAATCCTCTCCCATATACTCCTATACACCGGCATAAGACCGGCATAACTAACGACTAAAATAGGTGACACAATGGAATATTTAAGAAACGAAAACAATTTAAACCAACCCCGAGCTATTACTGGCGATAATTACGCCGGTATCAAACTGGTACTGGTATCGACCAGCGACTATCGCCACGTAACAAAAGGCGATATCTTTGAAGGGCGATTAGGTGAAACTTGGCGGATTGATGGGGGCAACCCACCGCACAAGCCAGCCAGTAGCGGGCGCACGTATGCAACCGATTTAGCGCGCAATTCAGAAACCAGTCGCGGTTTTTTCCCCAATGTTTTCGGGATGGAATGGGCACCGGTTGCCGGTGATGGAATGCCAGACTGGGTCTGGTCCGCCACCATAGAGCAGAAGCTAGCACTGGGCCGCCAATATCTGCGATATATTGCCGACACTCCTAATAGTTCGCTAATGAGTTATAGCATTTGGCTGGATAAACGCACCGCACTAATAGCATTCTGTGATGGCGCAATTCAAATTGATCTTGGCTATATTAAGCTTGCGCTTGAAACCGACGGCCACACCCACAGCTAAACCCAGCCGCACCCGACTGGCCCGCCCTTCAACCGGCGGGCTTTTTATTGCCCCAAATAAACCCGAGTTATCCACATAGTTATCCCTCCCAGGTCCAATGTTAACTATTCAGCAACCGCAAGCGATTGCGCGCCGCACTGGTTAATAATTGATCACCAGCACTAGCCCGCCATTGTGGATAACTCCCGCCGTTGTGTTTACCAGTTAAACCTGCCGGCCGCGGCCCCTGACCCATGGCCTGAAACGTACCGGAAAATCTACCACGTCGCGCAGCTACCGCACCGAGAACCGCGGGCCGTGATTCGTGGGCCGTGATCCGCGGACCAGTTGCGCCGGACCGCTGGCCGCTGCCGCCGGACCGCTGGCCGATGACCGCATAAATTCGCTAGGGTCCCCAGCATATCGGGTCACTTTTACCCGGACAAAAACCGGACATTTCGCGCCACCGCTCGCGCCCCGCGGGCACGTGCCAGACGGTAGCAAGGTCC